ACATCTCACAAAACAGCGTGGAAGTTAGTTGAATGGCTGGTAACGCAGATGAATCCGCTCGTTCTCATTGGCGGCAACCATGACATGTGGTCTGGCGCGGGAGACCCGTTGAAATGGATTGCGTCTGGTCACACCATTCGTGAAGACTGGGAAGCTAGAGTCTGTCTTCGCTTTCCAAATGGACGGGAGTGCCGCATACACGCGGCTCACGACATGTCTGGACACAGCCAATGGAATGCGCTTCATGCCCAGAATAAAATGGCTAGGTTCAAGGGTCATGCCGACTTGTACATTAGTGGTCACAGACATAACTGGGGCTTGGCGCAAATCGAAGACGTGGAAAAGAAAGCTACAGCTTGGTTGGCCCGATGCCGTGGTTACAAATTCCATGACACTTATGCTATGGTCAAAGGCTTTGACCAGCAGAACTTTGGGCAAGCTATCTTTCAGTTGATAGACCCGCAATCTGAATCTCCTACGTCTCGTGTTCAGTGCTTTGTTGATCCTCAGGCTGGTGCGGATTACCTAGACTATCTGTTATCGCTTCGGCGGTGATAGCCGCATAGCCTGCTATGTCTACCCAGCTGTCTTCGTGGATGGGGTTCTCCATCAGGCGTGACATCTTGACTATCATCATCATGATGCCAACGTCTTCAACGGTGAACTCCGTGTCTGCGTATGCTGACCAGATAGCCGCAATGCGTTCAAAGTTTTCTGCTGGTGAGCCATAGTCTGTGCCGCGTGTGTTGACGGCATCGTGCGCTTTGGCAAGTATTTCTGCGCGGTTCATATTTCTTTTACCTCAATGAAATGTATGTCGCCCATGACAGCGCGTCTGAGTTGTGCTGGGCTTTTGTATTTCCGCAGTTTGTTTTCTGCTATGAGTTTTGCTTCTGATGTATTTTGGGCATCGAAGCAAAACTCAACGAAATGTTCAACGACAACGCCTACTTTGTAGGGCGTTGCGTTGTACGGGTTTGCGGTTGATGTGCGATTAGAATGGGATGTCGTCATCGATTGTTCCCCCGCTAGGTGGTGCGATTGCTGGTGCTGTTGCTGGCTGTGTGACCTGCTGTGATTCGCTGGGCTGTGTATCTACATTAGGTGTATACACGCTGAGGCCCATGTAATCTGCGCCGTTCTGCGACTTGTTCTTGTAGGCAGATATGTTTTGCTGTCCAATCTTGCCGCCGTAGTTTGGCTTGCCTTCTGGTACATCAGCCCCGTTGTCATGCAACAGCCCGACTTCAATGAACACAGCTAGCTTGCGCTTGCCATTGATTTCTTTTTTGAACAGCACACAGCGTGGCTCATACTCATCATCAATATGCTTCGCCCAGTATTCAATGTTCAGCTTGCCGGAAAGGACAGGCTTGCCAATGTACTGCTCATCTTTGTCTGAGATAGGGAAGACTCTGCCCTTGTTTGGGCTAAGTTTGTTGTCCATGCGTTACTCCTAGTAATCTGATGGTGTGTTTGTTGGCGCGTTTGTCGGCTTCTTGCCGCTACCTTCCGCCGCTTTGTTGCCATCATCATCTTCTGACGGCAGACCAAACGCGGCTTGCAGGCCATAGCGTTTGGCATAGGTAATGCCTGACCCCATCTTCTGTGGGTTGGACAAGTCTGGTGACACGATAGGTGTGCGGCTAGTCAAGACTTCACCTGATGAATGCATCACGATTGTCTTGACAAACATACGTCCACCTTCGTCCATGTCTATCAACTGTGTGAATGTCAGCCCATGCTTGCCAGCTTTGCGGCAGGCATCAATGACATCATCCAGTGTGGAATATGTTGAACGGAAGTGTGGGTTGTTGCCAGATACTTCTGCGCCCACGCCTTCGTTGTGCCATGCAATGAATGCATCAGCGATTGATTTGTTCTCTGCCATTTATACCTCCATGTCAGAGTTGATTGTAATGCGACAGGCACCACGCTTGTCGCGCTTGATGGTCAACAAGTCACAGAAGACCTCACGCTCTGTGTCTTTTATCATTGACCGTAATTCTTTTTTGACAGCCTCATGTTCTTTGGCTTGTTGTGAACTGTTCACAAACCTGTGAGCCGCATCCATGAACTCGTTGTCAGTGTTGGCATCACGCATGACAAGGCCGTCAATCTTGACGCTTGACCAGTCAATCTTTTCGCCATGTGTGCGTGTTGGTTCTGTGTCAGTCTCGACCATCTGCCAGAACTGGTATGCTTGTGTGCTTACCTTCATCCAGTATTCATGGTCGTAATCAACAGTGCAGTGTTCCCACTGGTTGCCGAAGATGACAGAGAATACAGCGCGGTCTAACTCATGCACGCGCATATACAGATGCACCTGCGGCAGATACATATCAATGATATCTACCATGCCCTTCCAGCTAGCTGTGTGCTTGCACTCTACAATCATAGCCTTGCCATCATCATCATAGGCAATGCCATCAGCACGCGCCTGATACGGCACGCCAGATATAGTCTTGCGGATAATGTCTGGGCTTGGCATGACATCCCAGCCAGTCTGTCTGGTCAACCATTCCATGTTGAATGCTTCGGTACGCACACCAAGCTGTACGTTGAACAGATGGTCAAGATTCTCAGGCTTTTTGCGCCCAGTCTTGACCTGCCACAGTTCATTCCAATCGCCACGCACGATTGAATACAAATCGGACCCGCCGATAAAACCTTTTCTTTCCATGATAGACCTCCAATCTATTTAATTATATCAGGCTGACTCCTGATAATCAATGCATTTCTGCAACTCATCACGCAATAGGAAGCGTGGTCTTGACTTCCAACCAATGCCAGCATCATTGATAAACTCTGCAAGGTTGGGGAAGTAGCGTACATTGCGCTCGATGTAACCGAATGCATCAATCACAATGTCCGCCGGATACTCATGCAGTTTCATTGCCAATGCTTTGCGCTTCATGTCCAATACTTTGGGGCTGAAATCTTTAGCCAAAGTAATCAACGCACAAAGCATGGTGATGCGCTCCTCAATGTCCTTGACAGGCAAGGGAACCAAAGACTTCTGCACCATGTCTAATGCTTCATGTAGTTTGTGGAGCGGTGCGTTACGGTCAATGCGATAGAACATCAACTCGTAATCTTTGCTGAGTTTAGTCTCCAATGGAACCAATGAACTCACGCCATCTTCTATCATGTTCGTCACTACCATTGGCTTGGTATCTGGATTGACGAGACGGGCTAGTGCTTTGGCTTGGACTTCTGTGGTTAGTGCTTGCATCAATGACCTCCTGTTCATGCACGCTTTCAATGATAGACTGCCTCTTGTCAGGCACGACCTGATTGCGTGGCAGTCTGTAGTTTGGATCACGTTGTTTCATTTTGACCTCCGTAAAGAATACTGTATCAGTGTGCCTTGACACGTTCAACAAAAAACGTAATCTGTAGGTTGCGCAGTCAGACCTCCCTTGCGCATTGCGCTGGCTAGTTACCTCCAGCTAGCCAGCGCACTATCTTTTCAGCGATAGGATTGCTGGCTTCAATACATATAAAGTTTGGTCCAGACTTTTGCTTCAACAGATAGATATCTGCTGGCTGTGTCTTGTGTGTTTTCGTCAGGAAAGAAAAGCCTCTGCCTGTCGCTTGGTATTTTGATTCGGCTACCAGTCGTCCGGCTCTGGTGGTGATAGCGATGTCTGACTTCCACTCGCCTCCCAACGCGCCAGATAGCGGCTGGCGTTTCGCTTCGCACCCTTTTTCGCTGAACCAGTTACACCACCAGCGTTCGTGGTAGCTTCCTTTGTTGCGCTGAGATGTTCCCATCCGTAATACTCCAAGCAGTTGTCGCACCATATATAACCACTAGCCATAGTGGAAAACCAGTGGGTTGTACTGCCGCAGTGGTCACACTTAGCAGGTCTGCCCCTACTGTCGGTTAGTTTCTTTGATTTCGATTTGCGCTTCGAGCGCATCCAACCAGCAGACAAACATAAATCCTGACGGAACGCGTTTATATTGTTCCCATTTGTGTATAAGAGATGCGGCACATCCTATGCGGTGCGCTAATTCTTCTTGACTATAGCCCCGTTTGTTTCTGATATCCACCAAAGTAGATATCAAGTCTTGCCAACTATTCGTATTCACTTTGGGCTTTGTGTAATGCGTAAGCGTTGATCGCATCCTCAACCTTTATTGCAGTAGACAAACGTAAGTCCTGTCCTTTGACAGCACGATAATAGGTAGACGTAGGCACACTTGCTTGCTTGAAAAACTCAACGAGTTTCATCCCAGTTGGTGCGGCGGCTTGGTTTAATTGGTCAAAATAGGTAATCATTCCTAACGTATAACTGTGTCGCAAAAATGCGTCAAGGCATCCGAGAACACCTTGACGCTGTATGTTATTCGACAATGACTTTTATTC